GCCAATGTGACGAAAAGGGCTCATATTTAATTTACTGAATTTATTAGAGTTATCCAAGTTTTTTGCTAGTCCAGTTTGCTCATAGCGCTTTTTATAACCCCTATTTGCCTGTTGCACTTTAGCAAAAGCAACTAATGCTGCAAACGATACCAATCTATCGACGTTGACGCCATCACGATATGCTTGCATTTCTTTTAATAACATTATGTCTGGTATACGTTCGATACCAAAGGTAGTCTTAACTACTTTACCATCAGCAGTTGTTTCCTCATGTAGTTCTTCTCTAAGGAATTCAATAGCATAACTTATCATATGACTTTTAAACAAAGTACCTGTATTACGCCATCCGTATTCCTGGAATACATTAGCATTAGCACCTATATCTTTTAGGAATAGGATCTGAGACCTAGGTACCAAATACTTTTGCTTCTTTCTATTAATCATGTGGTTAATGAACTGGCTAATGTTATTTTCCACAATAGTCCAGGCATTATACCATTCTATTATTAGTTCTAATCTCTCGTGAGTCTTATTGATGTCGTCAAAACGTCCACACCATGCCGCCACAATTTTATCTTGCTCTATAAATGTCTCCACCTTTTCACCATCATTTTTGGTTACTTCAACAGGTGTTTTGTACACATATATTGAACACAATGATTCAGATGTAGTTGTTTTACCTTCTGACACAGGGTCAATGCTTGCATAGTACATTCCGAACTCAGGATTCTTTACCGGTCTTTCCCATACAACAAGTACTCCGGTTTTATCTTCAGTATCTTTAGTAATAGGAAACTCTCTAATGGGTAATTTATTTGTATCGGCTACAGTTGGATTTCCATCAGTCCCTCTGTAAATGTCTAAGAACTCATACGCATACATCTTATCTTCTATACGACGCATCTGCGCGGTTACCAAATGTTGAGGAAACGCAGATACCGTTCTAAAGTCAAATGCTTCCAATGTTTCTAGGGTGCTGTGTGAGATACGTAACTGATACTCTTGAGGATCCAATTCTCGTTTCCATTCTGCGAATTGTTCATCTAGTGCTTTAAGAGCCTCCTCTACTTTAGAATTACCAAACTCGTCAATGTAGGGTGGCATAGACCATTGCTCAGGAATAAACAATCCCGTTCTTCCTATAACACCGGTCTCATCTATTAGATCTGATTCCACTGAAAATATGTCATTTGCATCTGGGCGAGTAATCATCTTTTTTAGGGGATCACATTGCGACAAGTCACCGACAGATCCTGCTGCAATGAACATACCTGTAGTCATGAAACCAGATTTCATAGCAGGACGGATATACTCAAATGTTGTATCCATTTTAGGAGCAATACCTGCTTCCTCGTGAAAGAAGTATTTACATGGTCCCCCTACCCCGTTAGTCGGATCTTTCTCAAAGGACATCCCTTGCATTACGCCTTTGAGACCTACTTCCGACTTACGCTTTTGTGGTCCAGATACTGTTTCAATTTTCTGTTGCCACATCATAACCTTATTGGGGTTCATAGGGCGGTACCATGCGGTATGTTGGTTTAAGAATGCTTCGTATTCATTAAGGAATTTCCAAGTTCCTTTTTCGTTAATATAGTCTTTAAGACTTGCACCCATCTTAAGGGTAACCCCTTCTTCAAACCATATCTGGTTAATTAACTTACCTGCATGGTAGTATGATGATGCAATCTGACGTTTCTTTAGAATAGCAGCGTGTCTATAATTTAACTCTGCTAGACATTCGTATAATGCTAGGTGATACTGTGCATCACGGACATCTGCGAATCCAAACTTTTGAATCTCCTTATTAAAGATTGGTAAGAAGTTTAACCACATGTAATAATCTCGTGGGATATACCAACTGTTACCATTATTCTTATAGATAACACCTACTCTACATTTATTCTTTTGGTCATTCCAGTATTGAATAAAGTCTTTAGTTCCTTGAGGTGCTTTACAGTAAAAACTAAATTCATTAAATTGTCTAGCCTGTTCATTAAACATCTTGCTGGTTTCATCAAACTGATATTTACCAGGCTCTTTAAATATGCTTTCAACAAATAACTTGAAATCATCACGGGTATCAAAAGTGGTCACTGACCACTCTCCATTTTCCCATGTAGGAATTTCTATATTATACTGTTTTAGCATGTTTCTTTTTTAGTGTGTGTAAGAGGTCTTTAAGTTCTTTGAAACCTCTAGGTTTAATAAGTCCATTAAGGTATTCGACAACAAGGTCTTTAGGGACAGCGTGCCATTTCTCTTGATAGATGTTATAGTGTAAGAAGTAATCATAGAGATAGTTACATTTGGTCATATGCAAGTCCCGCACCCCCGCGCGCGCGACCTTGTTGCTCTTCTTGTAAGTCTTTGTACGCGCCTTTGTATGCTTCTCGGATTTGTTGATACTTTGCGGCCGCGTTAACGAGCGCTGTGAGGTTACCGTCTCTTCCATCTGTTATATTTGTTGTTTCCATATATCTACCAAGTCTATCAAGCATTTGCTTAATACCATTGTAGGCTCTGGAGGTTGGTGTTTCATATAGTTTTCTGCAGAACTCTAATGCCCCTGGAATATGATCATCCTCTGAACTAAAGTCTGCCTCTATTTCGTCTAATATAAGTTCTTCTTTATCATCTTCGGCGATGTGGAAGAAAGGATTTATATCTGGATTAGGGCACGTCATGTAGAATAAGTATTGATAAATCTTTAGGTGATTATCAGGATACTCATCCATAATTCTTTTTAATGTAGGTAGTGTATAACAACTTTCGCTTGGTATCATTACCCCATTCTGTATGTCAAATAACTTAACCAGCATCTTCTATTTTATTTATTGTGTAATAGTAACTATTAGAGTCTTCGGATACCCATTTATCGGATTGAGCCTCAACAGATTCTATATGTGTATCTACTTTAAATGTAGACGGTTCTATAGGAAATGGTTTTGTAATCCAATTAGAATCTTTCCAATATATTCTGTTATTAGGTTGGCACAATAGATACCCATCATCTGCTATTAATATATGCCCACATTTGTAGTCAGAAGGTTCATCCGAATAAGGATTTTTATACCAATCTACAGTTGTTAGATATGTTGCCCATATCAAAGTACCATCCTTTAATACTACTTGACAACGTTTCTCATATAAGTAGTCATAGGTTATAACAGATACATTTTCTGAAAAGCAGTCCCATAGTTGCTTAAAATGGAATGGGATATCATTAACAGGTTCCTTCATATATATTTCAGATAGTGGAACTCTTGACCTAAGCATACCATAGTCGGTCATTACGTGAAACGTTAGTATTTTACCAGCTATTGATTGTATACCAAAGGCATATGCTTTATGATATTCATTTGCATCTTCTTCTCTTTTTGTAAAGTGAGAAACTTTCACATAACACTTGAATAGTTCTATATTCTCGTTTAGTTTAGACATTATCCTTTAACTTTTTTATTATACTTATGACTTCGCTCTTAAGATAAGGTACGCTATATTCTACAATTTCATCTACCACAGGCTCTCCGTTTTCATCATAGAGTACTACACGATTATCATAAGCATCTTTACCGGCCTCCTTAAATATGATATGTTCTATAACCATTTTTCCAGGTTTTAATCTAGGATTATGCTTAAGGATCATATACATATAAAAACTTAACTGTAATGCATAATGGTTAAGATTACAATCGTCCAAGTGATTAACTGGATCAAGCATCCTATCAGTGATTCCTTCCCAGTTAGTATAACCCGCAGTTTTAATTTCTTTATTAGTTTTGTAATCATATATGTTCACTTTTCCGTTTACTACTTCCACTCTATCCGCTTGTCCGCATAATCCTGCACTCTTAAGGTAGGTCATGTGTTCAGGATATATGCCGTCAGATAGTTTTTGATCAGGTGCCTTTTTAATACCGTCAATCTCAATAGGTTTAACCACCGGTACAATGATGTCTTCTCTACTAATAGTTTCGCATGATAACAAATCGCGTTCTCTTTGACCATGATACCATGTACCAAGATTCATTGCTTTTTGTGACTCATTCTTCCATGCTTCTTTGATATCCTCAGGATCCATTCCGTACCATTTGCTTTTCTTCTTTTTAGAAGAACTAATAGCAATAGCATCTGCATCAAAATGTTTCTTAAACTTAGATATAACACCAGTCACACTAGTCCACGCGATATTCTCGCTAGGATCAATACTAGTGTAACTATGCGTCTCGGGTTTAAATACTATCGCCATGATTATCAAGTTTATCGTTTAGTTCATCAAACCATCTTCCTCTAGGGCACCCTGAAGACATACTGCGAGTTTTGTATTTAAGGGAGCAACCGCAATCGCCACAACAAGGTTGAGTACCTGGTACTTCACACTTAGATCCTTCTAGATCTATAAGAGGACAAGTGGCACATATATCACTTCTGTAACTCGCAATTTTTTCAATCTTCTTACGAGTAAAGTAATAGTTAAATATCCCTTCTAGGATTAACCATTTACTCTTCCAGATCTTCCTTATTTTTTGTAGCATATACTTCAGTTTTAAACTTTATCTTACCTGCTTTTTCTTCTGCGATCTTTTGTTTTAATCCTGCAAACTTTTTTAATTTGTTTTGAGCAGTGTTATAGAACTCAAACTTCTTAAGGTTATTAGGATTAATCTGCTTAACGTAGGTTTCATTTTTAATAATCTCCATCTCTAGACTCTTAGGTTTAACGTATAACATACCTAAGTTGTCTATGTCTATATAGGGATCATCCAATGATTCCATAGTTCTACGTACTTGTGACCAATAGAAAGACACGATATCATTAACCATTGCTTCTGGAATATTTAATTCTTCTGCAACCTCGGCGTAGATCTTATTCGGTTTCTTTGGTTTCAACGTGAGCTATTTTATAGTCTAACAAAATATTGCCATTAATCTGTATCTTTAGGTCATCACTTAAAGATATCTTCTTTTTACTCTTTCCATTCTTTACTACTAACTTACGCTTCTCCGCTTTAGTTATAGCGTTGCGAACCGATTGGCTACTACCAAAAATCTTGTTCTTGGTAGCGGCCTCACAGAATTCGGTTAGTTCCTTCTCCCCTGATAGAGCAAGAAAAGTAAGACAACTTAAGTCTTGATCAGATACATTCAATGCTTTTAAATGGCAATGCACGGCTAGTTGGAACTTGACAATACTCCACAAGTCCATTCTAACTACTTTTCGTACCTGATTAACTACGGCCATTATTTCTCTTTCTTAAGGGTTCTTTGTTTAGGATGTACAGGACCTGCTTCTTCAGTAGGTTCAGTCTCCTCAGGAGCAGGAGCAATAATTTGAGCAATACGCATTTGCGCAACTACTCTACGTAAACGTTGTTCCTCAACGTCTGCTAGTAGAGTTTCATACTTTAATTGAACTTCGATTAAATCGCTTTGCTCTTTGTAACTAGCGATTAATTCTTCTTTTTTAGCGGCCATTTCTTCCGCATTGAATTGTTGGTTTTCCATGATGTAACTTATTTAGGTTTAAACAAATATATGATAAAAAGTTTAAACTCCAAATGTTTATGCAAAAAAATACCCAGGCACGTTTGCCCAGGTACCTTAACCTAAATCATATTAACTAATATAGAATTAAGACTTTTTAGAGTCTTCTTTCTTTGCTTTAATGTAACCAGTAAGTTCCGCTATGTTAGTACTCAATTGAGTCATATGCGTAGTTAGGTTATCCATTTTTAGATCAAGCTTCTCATGTGCCGCTTTTTGATCTTCTTTTAGTGCTTCCATACGATTATAAATAGTTTCTTCCTTGTGAGTGAGATCAGTCTCCAAAGATTCCATATCACCTACTAGTTTATCTACCTTCCCTTTTAGCTTTCCTAACTCTTGTTTCAGTGCAAAATATGCTGATAATCCTGAGCCTATTGTCATCACTATCCAGATAACATCTTTGGTGCTAAACATCCATGTTTCCGCTGATCCCATTTTTAATATAGTTTGTGTAGTATTGCAATTTCTGAGTAAATATTATTGTCAGGATGAGCACCACCCCAAGTAGCTATTACATCTAATGTATTGCTTATAGTTGTATCAAAATCTGTAACGTTTTGCTCCGTAAAGTTAACACCTTCAAATGCATTAGATGCATCTTTGGTATAAGTAAATATACCACCAGACATAATATCTGCTACACTGGCAATACCTATTTGACGTATGGTAAAGTAGATATTAAGCTCCCAGTGTTTATCTGTACAAGCAGGTAATGTAATTACACCGGTATCTGCTAGTATAACAGTATCAGACATTATCTCTATTCTTAATTGGGCTGCATTTCTAGAACCTAAATGACCTAACATCTTTAAGTGAAATGAATCACCTACTTTAAATGTATTTGCAGGAACTGTAAGTTGACCAACCCCAGGACCTAATAAACTACCAGGAGTGGTAGTATTTTCAACAGGACTACTGTTTTTATCTTGTGCAAACAAACCATAGTTAGTGGTAGTAGGTTGACTTTCTAGTGCAACAGCAATAGCATCAAGACCTTGTAAGACCTTAAGTTCATAATTAAAGTTAGAGCCTTTATCTCCATCTTTTGGGTTTCCGTTTCCTAGTGACATTATATTATGTTTTCTTTAATTAGTCTATTTTTAACCTTTTTTTCTATTTCCGGTTCTCTTTTACATTGCGCAATCAAGTGGGTATACCCTAGTTCTTTAGCAAGTTTCTCCGAAATCCAACCCGCCTTCTTGTCATTAGTGTCTCCATGATTCGTTAGCTGGTCTACGTTAAAACCGTGATGCTTACACAAATGAAATATTGCAAATTGCTCATATATTAAACAAGACAAATGATGATCATAGTTAAACTTAGAGTTATCAAGATATTCTATATAGTTTAAAGAAGCTTCCCACCAATCGTTGAGCAAACTTAAGTTATTAAAAGCAATTATACCACAATTATAAGCTTTAAAGTTTTTACAATCAAACCACACCGGTTTATCCTTGTAATGTTCATTCGCATGCTCTAATAATAACTTGTACCAAACTGCTGAGGAATCCGTCTCTGTATTTTGAAATCCAGCATCTGATTGTAGAAAAGTGTCGGGTAGTTTTTTAAAAAGTATTACGTCAATGTCAATATGTATAAAAGGAACTTCTTGAATTTTACAAGCGTATATTTTTCCTAATGACCAATGATTTTGATATACACCTTGCATAACAGTTTCTAAATCTGTATTAATGTGGTCAAACTCTAGGTTGTGTTTTTCAATTAACTCTTTACCTTTTATGTCCGTTACAAGATGCACCTCTTTAAACCACTTCTTTGAATAATGTAGAGATAGTTTAAAACAGTTAATTAAAGTCTCTTCACTGTTAAAACCTACATATTCCCCATCCATTGGTTTTGTCCATAAGGAGTATACCGCTCTCTCTATCATGTGTTACATTTTATAAGTTACTTATGCCAATACCTGCGCTTAAACCACTTCCGTAATACAAAGGTTGGTATTCTAATATTTCTAAGTATACACTAGAATCAGGTGATCCAAGTAGGTCACTATAGTTATTTAGAGGTTCTATAGTTAATACACCCGTAGAGTCTATAGTTACAGGAAAAAAGTCAATGTAGTTTTCACCAGTAACTGCTCTTTTAATAATAAGATTTTTTTGAACTATGCTTGGTACAGTGTTACTATAATCACTAACGTCATATCCTTGTGTAAGTTTAATATGTGTTGAATACCAATTTCTACTTGTGGATAATACTGTTCTATAAACCGTATTAGTTCCATCAACTATTGACTCCCAATTAACAGATGCACCTAATGTATTTTCTAAAACAGTTGGATAGATATTGCTAATAGTAGTTGGAGTATAGTCTAACGAATAAGTAGTATCTCCAGAATTATATATATAAACTGTCCAAGCACCTTCTTGAGCGGTTCCTTTTGCCACCCATGTAGGATTACTACCATCACCTCCAGGAAATAAATAAAATGGAGCAGCATTAAAGATATCACTATTATCATTATACTTTGTCTCTCTAAGATTTTGTGCTAACCATATTTGTGTTCCTATTTTAACAGTAACATATGTAGTACCATTATTTCCTGTATAAGGATCAAGAGAGCTTGTATCTGATGTATCTCCATCATTAAGAAGAAGTTCACTAGCTGTTGCTTCTCTTACTAGGCGTACTGAACAACCTCTACCTTTATTTACAGACATTGCACCTAAATCTAATGAACCATCAAGGGTGCGTACTACTGAAGGAGCTCCAACTGAAAGTGTAGTCCAAAAAAATCCTAAAACTCCAATTAATGCGCTAAGTAATCCAGATTCATCTCTAAAACTTCCTGGTAATGCGCTAAAATTATAATCATCTGTTCCTGCAGCACTAGTCCATCCAAGAAAAGGAAAACCTGTAGAAGTTAATGTAGATTTTAATTTACCACCTGCTACACCAGTACCTCCTCCAAAAGTGTTTAATGTATCCCAATCTGCGTTACTAGGAACTCTCCATTCATTAGGAGCTGTTAATCCTGTACCACCACTAGGATTTTCTAATTTTCTAACGTCACTTACTGCATACCAGTTATATAAGTATCCATATCCTCCCCAGTCAACAGTTTCCGCAGTTATTTTAGCTCTGTATACTTTTGGATCAGCATCACTATAATCAGGAATGTTTAATACACCATCAATAAAAGTAGCAGGACCCGATGTACCCGTAACTGTGAGATTAATGTCTCCCCCTAATTGTGTTTGAAGATCAGAGAACTGTATTGCAGTAGGTTTATAATCACCTATAGATTTACTTTGTCTTGTGCCTATTGCAACAAGATCAGACGGTTCAAGAGTTTTTTTAATTCTTCTTTCTGTAATTATATTGAAGAAGTTGGTTAAGTTATTTAACATGTTATACAGTTTTATTATTAAAGTCTTACAGCTCCTATTGAATTAGTAGCTTGGTTATGGTAAAGATACGTATTTCCTGCTACCGCTCCAAGAGCAGTTGTTATTGCAAGTGCTGCAGCGGCATGGTTCGCAAATGTAGGCATACTAGCATTTGAAAATACAGTTTGTCCTGATAATGTTCCTCCCTTATGGGCTCTAAAACCAAAAGCATT